GTGAGCGTGAGAAGATGATTCGTTTGTGGCGTGTCGTGTTTTTGTGGTGTGGTATTATTGGGGTATCGGTTTCGATGAAAGGAAAAATAAAATGTTTAATTATGATGCATTCGTTGTAGAGATTTCGGCGGGTAATGCTTACATGGTTTGCATTGACGGTGTATATACCGGAACTATCAGCGATAACGGTACTGTTGACGATAGCGTTATTACGTTTGAATCGGCCTTGTTTACGGCTATTGAACTTATGTTGTCTAACGAATACGAGATTAAGCAGACTGAACAGTGTTTGTCTTATAAGGGACAACCGTGCCGTAGGTATGTCGTTTCGATTAATGCGTAATTAAAAAAACGAAAAATTATACCCGGTGTGTTTTTCACACCGGGTATTTTTATGCGTTAATGCTGTGTTTTTATTTTTGGTTTTTATGCGCTAATGCTGTGTGTTGTCGCACAGTATATTTCTGTGTTGTTTGTTATTGCGGAGGTGCATGCGATAATTCCTTGATTTGCGCTGTTGGTTGACGCGTATAGAGTGCCGGTATGGTAGTTTGAACTTACGCAGTAGTTGTTTGCTGTTGATAGTCCATAGCATGTGGCGATTATTCCGGCGTATGGTTCGTGGTTGTTTACTACTTTAACTTGGCAATTAAACGTGTATATTCCGTTATTGCATACTGATTCGCTGTGTACTATTAAACCGTGATTATCTGTGCCTGATACGTTGGCTTTCCAGTTGTTGTGTATGCTGTTTCGGGTGAATAGTGCTTCTGCAAACAAACGTAGTAATTGTTTTTGTCCGTTGTCGTTTGGATGTATTGGGTCCATTGTATTGCCGCTAGTGGATGCCCAATCTTCGCGCCCGTTGAGCCATTCCCATGCGTATTGTATTTCGTGTACGTTTGGTGTTTGCGCTATTCCCTCTTCTATTGCGTTTAGTGTCTGCGGTATGTTTGCGTTGTATCTAAACATTCCTTGTACGCCTAGAACGACGGGAGCGACATATATTTCTGCGTTTGGAAAATTAGTGAGCGCGTATTTTAGTGTGTTTTTGACTGCGTTTGTAATGTTGGTTGTTGTTTGTAGTTTATCGTTTGCACCGCCCGCGATAATTATATGTGTTATGTTCGTTTTGTTAGTTACCGCTTGTAGCTGTGACATAAAAGTCGGTTCGTTTACGTATCCCGCATTGTTTTGTGACATGTTCTGTACGCTGTTTGCGCCTATGTATGATTTGAATTGGTTCGCCCATGACTTTGCTGGGGCTGATGCGCCGGTTCCGGAGCTTATTGAATCGCCTATGATTGCGATATTCGTGTATGTTTTTCGTTTTAATTCTATGTTTGAATATATGCCATCTATTTTTTGTACGGTATTATATAAGTTGGTTGCGTTGCTAACGCTGTTCGCGTGCAGCGCGGTTAGATTTGCATTTATTGCATCTATGTTTGAATTTATTGTGGTAACGGCTGTTTTATTGGTTTGCGCTAAGTTCAACGCATTGTTTGCGGTTGTGTTAGTGTTGTCTATTTTGTTTTTAAGCGCGGTCGCGGTTTTGGTGTCGGTTACGCCTAACGCGGTCAGATTTTTGTTGTTGTTTTGTGCTGTTTCTAATGCTTGCGTGGCTTTACCGCCCGCAGTGTTTGCGTTAGTGTTGATTTTGTATAGATTATTGTCAATAATATCCATTGACACGTTGTATTGGTCATTAAGGTTGGCCGCGTCACCGGCTTGATATTTTTCGAGATTGAAATTGGTTGTGTAGTCGGTCATGTTAGTTGTCCTTTCCGAGATTCGTTGGGTGATTTATTTCTTCTTGTACTTTTAGTTGATGGATTACGCGATCTAGTGTGCGCATTGCCGCATTGTACCCGTCGCGTAAGTCGGCCAGGTCGCCGGTTTCGTATAGGGGCAGATGATAAAACGGTGTTTCTGTGGCCATGCTTGTACGCCTTTACTTGGTTGGGGGAATTGGATAGCCCTCTGCGGTCTTTTTGAGCTTGCTTAGGTCTGTGACGGTGAATATTTCCGTGCCGATTCTGTTTAAGATGTGGTTGAGAGTGGTGCCAAGTGTTTGCGCGTTAGTTTCTGTCAGCCCTAACGCTTTTATGAATGCGGCTAGGCCGGCCGGTAGTACGTTGCTGTTTAATGCTAGGTCTGCTTTATCGCTGACGCTTTTTATTGCCGAGTCAATTTTATCCATTGACTCGTTGTATTGGTCAAGAAGATTTGCGGGATTTCCCGCTTCGTACTTTTCCAGTTCGTAATTCGTGGTGTTAACCATGATTTAACCTTTCATGCTAACGGTGGATATTGTTCACCGGTTGTTGGATTAGTGACGCGTGGCGTAGTATCGTCGAATATGGTAAGATTGCCGATTGCGGATGTTTCGTCGGTTCGGTGTTCGGCTAGTTTGCCGGTGTTAATATCGGCTATTTGTGTGACGCGTGCGCCGTACACCGCTAGTTCGCGGTATAAATCGCGGAGCGCGGTCTTACTATCCGTATATTCGCCCTTTGTAACGTTCCATATTAGTTGTGTGTTTCCTATGTGTTCGATTTGTTCTTGTATTTGCGCTATGGCCGTTCCGTAGTCGTTTATGTGCGTTTCAATGTTTTTTATTCTTGTATCGTAGTCGTTCAACGTTTTGTTAATATCGGTCACGATTTCGTCAAGATATGCCGTTATGTGGTCGATTTCGCACGCGATGTGTTTTATGATTTCTTCTTGACTTTTAGCGTTCCAATAAAACGCGGGTATGGCGGGCGTGTACGGCCATACCGAGAAAAACGGTAGCAGTGGAAACATGTGCATTATCCTTTCAATAATTGTTTATGTTTATCGTCCATAATGGGCTAAAACAAGTTTCAAGGTGTTCGAGCAGCATTACGTCTATATCGACGTAATCGCCGTTCCTTATGCGATTGACTTTGTCCATGAAATCACCGTTTGCGATTGTCTCGTATTGGTTATCGGTCGCGTTGCTTGCGTAGTCTTGGTTTTCAGCCAATTGTGTCGCGGGGAAATCACTGTAGACTGTCCGCATTTTATGCCATATGTCGCTGTCACTGAGAATTATATCAGGATTATTGCTTACAAGCGCATAAAGGGGGCGTAACGTCGGCATGATTTCTTGGATAAGGCGTAGAAAGTGCCGCCGCCATTTTGACGGTGGCATAACGCCTAACTCCCTGTCATAGAAACGATTCTCGATTTTCTTGCAGCAGCGCGTGTATTGCGTGTCATCATAGGCAATGTCCCGCCAGGACCATGCGGTGTTATTCCAGTCAACACCGCCCGGCACGTCGAGCAGTTCGCCAAACGTGTATGTCATCACGCCATGAAAATCGTCGTACGATTCGCATGGCTGATAGTGGTTTATGTCATTCTGCATTGTCATCGTCGTTCAATCTTTCAACGTCCGTCAAGTAAGCGTAGTTGCGGGAAACATTGTCTTCGTTCCATACAACCTGTATCGGTTCCTTGAGCCATTTTCCGAATCTTGTGTTAAGGATGTCGCACGCGGCACGCCGTTCCTCCAATTCGCTGAGCGCGCGTAAATCGGTTGGTTCGCCGTAATCGTTGATTTCGTCGGCGGTCTGCCGTTCCATTTTCAACGGAAGATTTTTAATGCCCAACGCTTGATAGAACGCGTTCCAAGTGTTTTGTATATCGTTCTGCAATTCCATGCCGATATATTCGACGTTGGTTTTAAGCACGTTCGCTTTCATCGAATCTGTGAAACCTGGTGTCGCCATGATAGCCATTTCACCGCCTGAGATTTGCTTGATAACGTTGATGCCCGCAGTTTGCTGTCCGGCTGGAACTTCAAGTATGAACGGTGTTTTCTGATTAAAACGGTTCTGCCGTCGCGTCATGTACAAATCCTCTATTTCATGCGCGAAAAAATCAATAGTCGGAATGAGTGGCGTACGGGCGCGGTTGGCGTAGATGAAAACACCATTGGAATTGTTAACCGGAAAACGCCATCCGTTGATACCGTAACTATCCCATTTCTTCGGCTTGTAATAGACGTTGAAATTTGAGGTAGTCACCGCTTGCGTGCTGAAAAACACGCCCGGTTTGCTATGCGGAAACGCGATTGTGGCGTAACCGAAATACAGTAGATTGTATTCGAGAAACCATGCGTCGCAAGTTTTCGGCAGATTCAACCACTTGAAACGAGATAATGCGATATTCAACATTTGCGAATACGCCATTGAATACGCTTGCGAGTTGAGCGCTTGCGATTGCTGCCACATCGGCGCGCCGCGTTCACCCATTTCCGCACGGGTCAACGGCCTTTTATGCGTGCGTTTGCGTCCCATATTTTCCCACCTTATAAATTGTCGTGTACGAAGTCGCCGCCGACTTCCTCGGGTCTGTTCCATATTGTAACACCGGAACTAAAAATATCCCTGATTATCTGCAATTGTTCGTTTTGCGCAAGCGGGCATATCGTCCATATATCGGCGGTCTGCCAATACGTAAAATGCTTGCAAGGCGTCAATGACGGTCTGTTGTAGAGTTTGTTGCTTGCGATACCGTAGCGCAGCATGTAATCGCCTGCCGCCGCTATCGCGCCATTATCTTCGGTGACGATTTTCACGGTCATGGTGTCAAGCCCCGTGGCCTGTCGGAAATTGTCGCCGCCATACGCGCCAACGGGCTGCGCGGAATCGTTGAGCAAGTCGCGCCATGCGGCATTAACGTTGGAACGCGTGTTTACCATGACGCGTTTGGCATTATCCACGCTCTGATTGCGTGACGCCGACGCGTTCGCGTTCGATGTGTTCGCATTGTTGTTCGCAATATTGCTGCTCGTGGCGTTGCTTGCGTTTGTGTTGTTGGTGTTAAGTGTTGTGGATTGAATGTTTTGCGTGCCCGCCATTGCTATGCTGACACTATTGGCCTGTCCGTTGTATTTTTTCGCTGCGAATGCCGCCGCATCATTGTACGCTTGCTTGTAACCGGCTTCCGCCGCCGTCTTGGACGCACCGGTGGCGAAACTCGCACTTGACAAACCAACGCTTCCGGCTGCGCCGAGTCCCGCAGCGACCATAGGCGCCGCAGCACCGCCCGTCGCCGCCGTCACCGCTATGCCGGTCGCCGCCGTGCCTATCGCACCTATTGCCGCGGTGACGGTGCCAATCGCACTCGCCGTGATTTCCGTGTTCACAAGTTGCGTTGTCAAATCTAAGGTAGCCGTATTCATTTCATCGATTTTGTTGTTCGACGCACTAAGCAGCAAATTTTGTTGTGTTACGTTGTTTTTATAGATTGCGTTGGATGCATTATTGGAATTGGCCGTAACGGTGGAATTGAGCACGTTCGTTAGATTCGTGTTGGCGATGCTGTTCGTGTTGCTTCGGGCGGTGTTGCTCAATGCCACGTTAGCTGAGCGTGCGCCGTTTTCGTATGAGATAATGGCGTTTTCGCGTGCTTGCGTGACTTCTTGGTTATATGCGTCGGCGCGGTGCGCGTCGATTGCGCGACGCTGCAACGCGTATGTTGGTATGTCGTGCGAGATAAGCGTTTTGAGCATGTCCGCGTTCGGCACGTCGGCGGTAATGCTAGACCCGTTAATAGCGTTGATGCTAATTGACGTGTTACCGTCGCTTCCTACTCCGTCAAGCCATGCGATTTGTCGCAATATCGGATAGCTAAGAGATGTGACCGTTTGTACCGAAAGTTGTCCGCAGTCAGCGATTTCCACACGGGTTTTGTTGCCGATATTGTCGGAAACCTCTAAGTGCGCGTAGGGTGCAAGATACAGTCGTGTTATTTGTTCGTATTCACTGGCGTAGCCGAAATCGTCGGTACTCAAATCAATATCGGATAGTTTTGTTCGTGCGCCGCTGACTGTATGCCATTCGACACCGTTCACACTGATAGCGTTACCAAGTCGCATCATGTTTGCGGTGGCGACGAAAACCGCTGTAATTTGCGACATGATATGTGGATAATATGCGAAAAGCGTGTCGAAATATTCGCCCGATGTTTTGGACGATTCGAGCGCATACATGGTCACGTTGCTTGCAGTAAGATTATCGATTGAATTGTATGATGTGCCCGCGCCGGTGACGTTTGATGTGGAAATGTTTCCGGCACCCCACGCGAAATTCGTTACCGTGTCATCGGCCTTACTGTATGTCGGGTCGCTGTCCGTAATGTTCGTACCGCGCATGTTACTCATAGTTTGCAATTGTTCAGGTGAAAACGTTGCGGCCACACAGATATATCGTGCACCGTTTTGCAGATTAATCGGCGTGCTTTTCCTGATATTCGATGCGGCATTGCCATAGTCAACGTCAGGAAGCGTGAAATCACGGCAATTAACACGCGGGTTTTTCAACAGTTCTTGCGGCGTCATTTCCGTTAACGGCGCGTGCCCGCGTTTCAGCATCATTCCGTTGATTGTGGTGCTGTTGATATAGTCCGTCCATACGTCGCGCATAAGCGTGCATGTTGTCGTGTTCGGCGCTTCCGCGCGTACGGAAGTGATGAAAAAATGATAACGTGTCTGCACGTCGGTTTTTTGATATGGCGTATTGATAATGTCACGCGAAAAATCAACAACAATATAATTATACTGTTGCGCCGTCATATAAGGCACCGGCAATTTTATGCCGTCCGCGTCAGCGCGTGCGATATACATGTTCGTCGTCAGCTTGACAGTTTCGCCGTCCAGTTTATCAAACCATTCGTTCCTTGCGGCGTCATCGGTGAATTTCACGACATCGTGATAATCATCATACCAATTCACGCGACATAACTTGATTACCGTGTTTGGCGTCCAAACATTATAATCGAAAACGTTGCGGTACTGACCATATACGCGTGTATCCGTATCGGGGAACGCCGTTGCGTTTTGCAGATGTGGGAAATCCATATCGAACTCTTTTCTATATACGAAAAAATGAGTGGCGCTTCACATGAAGCACCACTCATTTATACCATAGTCGATGTCGGTTCAGACTATTCGACGGTGAACGTGCATGTTGCGGAATGTTCCGTAGTCTCGCCGTTCGGATTGACATACGTGGCGGTACCCGTCACGGTAATGACATCACCGGCCACAAGGCCATCACGTTGGACATGCAAGCGTGCTTGGTCATCAACGAACGTATTGACGTTGAGGTCGAACGCAGCACCGTGCGCGTCATCGCCGCTTGCGGCATGGTTCGCCGCAACCTCGTACGTCGCCGCGTTCGGTGCCACCTGTATGGCGGTGCCGGTCGGCTCGACGGTGGCAGTGAGCTTCGGCGTGAGCTGCATAAGGTCGCCCGCCTTGACGGTGCCCGTGGTCGGGGTCAGCGTGAAGCCGGTCACGGTCTGAGTCACAACCTTGATGGAAGTGCCCGCGTCGGTAGTGAACAATGCGCACGGCGTAAACGGCGACACGCCATAAATGCCCCAATGATTGAGATACAGCGTGTTGGAAACAGTTTGCGGATTGTAGAACTGCGTAGTGCCATACATAGTGTCCCGCACCTGATACCAATCAGTCGAAACAAGCAACGCCACCGCGCCATCGATGCCAAGACTCGGCACTTGAACGATGCGATACGGCACGTCGGCCTTATCCAACTGGAACACAGCTGACAACGCATCGACATCGAGCGATGCAAGATATTCCGGTTCGACTAACAGCACCATTTGTTGAGGATTAGCGTACGCCGGAATATCGGTCACGTTCAGCGCGTTGTACTGCGTTGACGGGAACTGCATGCGTCCGGCGGTCGCACGCAATGCCTTTAGCAACGTCTTAGCGGTCGTTTCGTCGCTCGGTACCGCGTCAAGATGCACCTTGTAGAAACCAAGATTCTGTTCGTAATGACGAATCAGAGCAAGCATGATATTCATTTCGTCGTAATTGTCGGAATTACGGGGCGTTTCCATAATCTGCGCAACGAAACGATTCAATCCGAAATCATCAACGAACGCCTGACGCAATTCATCATCCGTCCATGAAATCGGGTACTGGTCTTTGCGGTTCATCTCATAAAACCACACCGCCGCTTCGGGACGGTGCATCTTCAAAAGGTCTTCCGCATCATCCTTGTACCCGTGCGCCTTAATCCACTTGACGGCGATTTCCTGCACAGTCGAACCCCAGTACAGATTTTCCTTTTTGAAAATCGACAACGGGTTTTCAAACGGCGCGTTCTGCGCCATCACGGTAAGTCCGATACGATTGACCATATTCCAAACACAATCGTTCAAATATTGGCGATTCATCGGGTCGAACAAGTAACGCATGGTGTTCGCAACGCCTGTCTGTGTCGCGCTCGGGATACGCTGCTGATAATCGTCAGTACCCTTGGTACGCACCTTATCCAAAATTGTCGCATTGTCTACAGCCATAATATATTCTCCTATCGATTAAAGCGTGTAGTCGAGATTTTCCAAGTCTTCCGCCGCCGCTTGCGCGATTGCTTCCGCCACGTCATCGTCGTTTTCCTTGACGGTCGCGCCGTTTTCAACCATTTGCGCGACGGAATCGGCGAAATTATCGTATATGCCATCGATTCGTTCACTAATTGCGTCCATGCGGTCACTTAATGCGCTCACCTTGTCAAGCACGTCACGCAGCATGTCGCGCAAGTCATCAAATTCGCCTACGCGGTGCGATTCGTCGGATGTGAGGTCATCGCGTTCGGCGGTGTCCCTTTCCTCGGAAGTTTCGTCATCCATTATTTTTCCTTTCATATATGAAAAAGTCGTGCCGGTGAACGAATACCGAACCGGCACGACTTAAGAATAGCATACTTGCAACATGATTCACAACGATGGACGGCGCGCTTTTCCCTCACGGCCATATCATTGACGGAGTTAACCGTGGTTATCAATGATAATGTTTTATCGCCCTCGTTACGACACCTTGCGTATGCCGTGTTTATTTTACGCCAAAATTTCTGAGCATTTCGTTTACGGCGTGTTGCGTTTCCACCATATCATAGCGCAGATAACCCAGCGCGTAATATGACGTGAGGTTTCTAATCAAATCTTTCGCCATGTTCGCGGTAAGATAGTTCAGCTTGTTATCGTCCCTTGTGATGGCGAAATACGGGACGTGCGTACCAACGTCGTATTTTGAGGATACGAAGACGCATCCACAACGCAAATCGACATAGACGCCGTATTCATGTCGCAACCATCGGAAAACATACGTAAGCCTTGCATGTCCGTGCGGTTTTTCGATGAAATCGGTGTCGTGCCGTTTGAACCTGTTTTTTGCGGTCATGTCATCGTTGTTCTTCAGCATGCGCCCTGATACTGTGTTCTTTGTTTTCTGCTCAGCGTACGCATCATCCTGCACATAGTCGAACAAACATGTTTTCCCGCCAAGCCATTGCAAGCCGAACTCGGGTTCCAACGGCACGTCATAATGTTGGAAATACGGATTGAACGCGTCGCAAGCATTACCGAGCAAAAATATTCTCGGTTTGCGCAGTTCCGTATCGTCGGCGCGTTCGCGTGTAACGGTATCCACAAGTTTCGCCAATTGCTCGAACTCGTTTTTCAAATACGTGTGATACCGGTCATCGTTATCTATGATGATTTCATCCATACAAATATTGCGTACGTTAACGTACGTGCTTTTCTTTTTCTGCTGCTGCAACGACAAAGGTATAAAATATCCTATTGTTTTCCATTCGTTTTCTTTCTTGCCGGTTTTCTTTCTACGAATTTCGGCTATTTTATTGGTTGTCCGAAATTCATAACCAGGGAAAATATCATCTTGCACAATACGGCTGAAATAGTTCGCCGCGACATCATTGTTTTCCTCACGAAAGCGTGTCACTTCAACGAAACAGTACCCGTTTTTTAAGTAATCCTCTATCATGTATTTTCGTACACCGTAAGTCTTACCTAGGCCACGTGCGCCGATAATCATGTTCACATCTGCGTTTCGCGGTAATATCAGCGTCTTAAGTCGGTCATAATAATATTTCGCCATCAATACTCACAATCATAGGTTTGCCGTTCCGCATAATAAGTTCGCGGGGCGTTGTTTCCACATTCCTATTATACGTGTTTCGTATGTATGTCAGATTCTCGCCGTTAGCTTGTTTATCCGATTCGCCTAGCCATCTGCCGGACGGATACAACGCTATCGCTTCCGGCACGTCAACATGATATGTCGCGCCCCGATAATCGGTGACGGTGCCGACATACCTGTCCCACACATGCGGTCGATTGCGTTGCAATGTATGACAAATCTCATAATCTACCAATACGTCATAACCGAGCGACATTTGTACGGTTTCCGCGAAACCGTGCCCCGCATGCATGACATCGGCTATAAAATCTTCAATGGTGTACACACCGTCCGGCCGCGGGAGTCCGGCGCAAGTGACATGCACGCGCCCGTTTTTGTCCAAACTGACGCGTGCTTTGTTCCACAATTCCATATGCTCGGCATAACGCGTGACACCGCTACAGTCCTCAACTTCGAATTTTCCAATATGGTCTAGCGTTGACGCCATGTCGGGCGCGGTGTTTCGGACGCGTCGCATGATGCGGTTGATTGCGTTTTCGATTGCGTTATGCAGCGGTTTGAGCGCGTCCAGCAATTCCGCGTCGCTCACATCGTCATCGCAACTGATTTTCAGACTATCGGTATCGCCGCCCGTGACCGCTACGCGTGCGCCGAAATGACGGTATATCAGCATCATAGCTATCAATAGGTGCATTCTGCTACCCGCTACGATTCGCATTCCGTACGTGTATAGGACGCGTGGTGTTTTCGGGCGTTTTTTCGCAAAATTATCGGGAGTGCATACCGTGGTTTTATCGACTTCAAGTTCGCCGGTTTCCGTCACGCGATAATCCGCTTTCATAACGTCCTGTGCCTGTGTGCCGTATATGCCATTAAATTGCCCCTTAACAGTGGAACTGTAATAAGATTGCAGAAATTTCATACTCAAATCGCCTGTCTTCGCGTCGTGCGCGATGCCTTCCGGTATCGAATCAGGAATATCCCCCGCGTATGGCACGCCCTCGGTGTACCCCTTAATCAGGTTTTTCACATCGGTTTTTCGTGCGAAAAGCATGTTTGATTGTAGGGTTACGTAATCGGGTGGAACAATCGTCTTAGTGGTTGCTTCACCGTATAATACATGCATTTCGTCAAATGCGTACACTTGCGCCACATTCCATAATTCAATCTCATTGACATGTAATATGCATTCGTCCGCGCGATACAATTTGCCAAAAACGTACGTTGGATTAACGGCGCTGTCAATGTAACCGTGCGCTCTGACGCTGTTTTCCTGTGTTTTCGCGCGTTCATTGTTGCTGTAATCGGTGTCCGCTTGCAACGTTTTCACAAACTTGGAACGTGGGCATATTGCAACTCCCCACGACTCAAAACATGTGTTTTCGCGTAATCTAAGATTCGTAAATCGTACTGCCGCATGTAATCCCGTAAGAAACGGGTCATCGTAATTCTGTAACACATCTTCAAGCGACGTATTAACAATGCGTTCGCATGCAATCTGCAAAATATCCGTAGGCGCTGCCGCAAATTTCACCGGCAAACGTCGGCCATTAATGAAAGCGTGATGCATCGACGTGACATCTAGAGACGCGACGTTATCCACGACAACACTAGCGGTTTTAGCACTCGTAAACGTCAATCCGCCACGAAAACATGCCTTTCGCAACGCATAAAACTTGTAATCCTTCGGAAATTCCTGATTACACGTCATCTCGAAAGCGTGTTGCAATGTGATTTTCTTACCACCTTGCAACGTGACACGCCGCCCGCCGATTTCACGACGTGCCATCTGCCGCACAAGCGAAGTCTTGGTAAGCACGCGGCACCCCAGCATGTCAGACGTGAGCCAATGATTAGCGCGCAACAGCCATTGCAAGTATTGGGGTATCACTTGCACATCACGACGCGCGTAAAATTTTTCTTCTTCCGTCAACGGTGTTTCAGGTGTGCGCACAAGTGAGTAATCCCAATCGCCCACCGCTTTCGGCAATCCGCATGTTTCGCCCATCGCGCGCAATCCGCCCATTTCGAGATAAAACGTGTCCCAAAAACGGCACACCACATTATCGCCTACGCACAAATCGAGCGTGTACACGCTTGTAGCGGTCTGCGCATTGACCGCAATCGCGTACGACTGTGCCAATTCCAACATGAGAGTTTGCATATCGAACATAAGGTTGTAAGCCGCGATTATCGGGATATAATCGTGCGCGCGCCCATATTCAATAAGATTATCAATGTACGTCAACGCTTCAGACGTGTGCCGGTAAAACCGTACATCGTCCGTGTCGGGAGTGTACGATTCCAGCGGCGTATTACGCAAATCGTTAAAAATGTATAATATCGGATATGCGCGTGTTTCGGCACCCGTGCCAATATTCGTTGTTTCGGTGTCGAATATCGCCGCAATCTTAAAATTCTTGCGCTTTATCATCGTACTACATCGGGTGAGACCGCAATAAGCCATATCGGGCTACCACCGTCAACGTCCGTGTAATCCTCCAATTCACCTGTATGCATTTTCATATTTTTGGCGTATTCCAACACTTTTTCGTTTCGTTGCATGACAGTATCAAAAAGCTCACTGAGCGAATCAGCATCATATGCTTGCATAATGACTTCTAATCGTTTGTTCGGCGGAACGTTCGATTTCTGCCATATGTTTTGTGTGTATCGCCAAAACACCTTGACTTTTTCCCGGCCAAGCTCTCCCAACGCGCTCGGCATTCCTTTGGACGCCATGCGCATTTCCTCACGGAAAATATTGAACGAACGCGCACGCTCCCTCGCACGCCCTTTTCCGCCGCGCACCTCGCTCACCTGTCGCACGAGTTTATCGGCGGTTTCGTTCGCACGCTGATACAGTTCATTCCGCATGCCACTATTACGAACACGGCCAACATACGTGTTTTTCAACTGCGTTTCAAGCCGCTGTATGTAAGCGCGCCGCGCGTTCGCTTCGCTTTCGGGCATGGTGTCGGTAATGCTTTTTTTCAGACTGTTTATAGCGCGACGTACGCGTTTGCGTTTCGCGGTCAATACGTCCGCTTGTTTATGTACTCTAGGCATGTTCACCACCTTATAAAAAAAGTGCCATAGCATGTATGGCACTTTTTTTTGTTTCATTCCGAACTACTTGATTTCAAGCGATTTCGTGGAACGGCCACCGCCCAGCGGTGTCTGCTTGACTGTAACGGTGATGCCGTCCGGTGCGTTAAAATCGGGGAACATATCGTAAATGTCCAACACGCTACGATAGATTCCCTGTGACTGGCTAAAATACGTGTTGCCGTCTTTTCCGAAAAGATAGACGTTTGCGCATTTCTGACCGGTCTGAGAACGGACACCGGGCGCGATATAAACGCCGATAACCGTCAACGGTTCCGCGCCGCGTCCGTTCAGCGACAATGCGCTGTTACGTGCGTTGACGATGGCGCGTTTTCCCTCGAACGTGCTGTTATCCATCGTGGAAATATAACGATAGTTGTCAGCGGTGTTCTGTGCGGTTTCATTCACGGTGGTGTTGTTCATCTGTTCGTTTTCCTCGTTCATTTCAGTTCCTTTCAAAATTCAATATCTTTATCGTTATCGGTGTCGTTGTCGGTATCGGGGCCGATTACGTCAGTTGTGACACGTTCCGCGTGCTCAATGAACGTATCAACGTCCATAACATACGTGTTCTTGTTTACGGTAATGTCGTCAATCAAGATATTGACAATACCGGCGTCCATAAGCACTTTGACGGCCATTTCAACATTACGAACGTTTCCGTTAGTGTGAAATGTCTGTTCTACACCGTCCCTATCATAATAGTTTATGGTACTGTCAGCGATTACCTTACGTATCTTTCGCATGTTTGCTATCCTTTGTATCTGTTTTATTTTTCTGTCAACCATTTTGGCGACATAAATATTTATAGCACAAAAAATCGGCGTGCGCAAAAGCAACACACCGATTATTGATATTGATTCTCAATAACGCAAAATCTGCCCCGGATAAATCAAGTTCGGATTAGACAAACCGTTAAGCGACGCGACACGCGCCCAATCACCGCCGAAAATCGACCACAAAGACTCACCGGACGCAACCGTATGCGTACGCGCCGTATCCGGTTGTGCAACTACGCCACCGCCATAACACACGGTTTCCCCCGGATAAATCACAGCGGGATTGCCTGACCCATACCCGTGCCACGACTGCCACGGTAACAATCCGGTGCGCACGGCAATACCCGACAACGTATCACCCGACGCAACCACCACGCAAGCAGACTGCGCGACATTGCCACCGGTGTTCGTTTCCGGCGCGGACACATTCGCACCGTCGCCATGCGCGTATGCACCCCACTGCCATCGTTCGCCCCTGAAATAATTCAAGTCCAATCGTCCGGCATACCCTGAAACATACCCGTTCGACGTGTACTGCCGCATGGCTTCACCATACGCACCATACAGCCACGGTGTTTCCTGATAACCGGTGACAGCCATTGACGCATACTGAGCAACCCATACGCCGCAATGTTCCCGCACGTATGAGGTAAGCTGCCCCAGTGCTGACGCCTGAACATACACAATCGGCCACACCTGCGTGCGGTCATGCACATGACGTACCCACGTTTCAATCCACGCGCCATTACCAAACTGCGGATTGTCCTGAGATTCCCAGTCCAAAACAAGCACAGCATTTCCGATGTACCCGCGAACGTTATCTATGAAAAAGTCAGCTTCCGCGTTCGCGTCGCGCCCCATCGCGTAATGATATACGCCGATGCTTTTGCCGCTGTCCATTGCACGCCCGAGTTGATAGTTCGCTGCCTGATTCACACCGTTGACCAGACACATGTTATTAAAACCGCCGATACCCCATGTGGCACCCGCCACTACGAAATCAGCATCAAGCGCGTACGTATCAATATCACACTGCCAATTGCTCACATCCACCCCGCGCATGTCCGCGCTTGCAGATGGCACAAAAACCAATAACAACGCGCATACGTACGCCAACACGTTACGCCACATTCGTATCATCACTATTACCCTTATTATTCTTGAGCATTGCAATAAGTTCTTCCGTCAGAACATTGTTCTTCGTCATCAAATCATTAAAATCACTGAACGTCGTGGCGATAAACCACGCCATACTACAACACGCGACAATCGGAAAACCCACACTTCCGACAACAGTTACAATCGCACTAATATCCATAAAATCACCCCACAAATAAAAGGTCATGACACATCGAACGACATGCCATGACCAAATATATCACAATCGCGTAGCCTATCCGGGAATTGAACCCGACACGCACATTTTATAAGAATGCCGCTCTAACCACTGAGCTAATAGGCCATCACATCACCCCTCCCACAATCCCCACCGCATCAAATCAACAATATCACGACAACACGCAAACACATAATCCGACACGTACGAATCACATTTAAACCACTTCGCATTAATAACAACGGCCTTAACACGCTGTTCACCACGTACCCTATAACCTTTGACAAAATCACAAGTATTACGCTTGCAAAACATGCTCAATTCCCCCCTTTTTTCTCAATCACCGATTAATCCGATAGCCTAAACAGACTGCGCCCGGAACATAAAACACACCATCGTCAAGTACATCCCTAAGCCCGTACGCGTCAATGCAATCGACAAACCGAATTTCAATTAAGCAATCGGACGCAACATCAACAAAATACACTAACACATCATAAATACTATTCACGTTAAAATCAATTGAATTAGACAACGCTTTAAGATTCATAAAACTCATTTTATTTCTCCCTTATTTTTCAGTACCATTATTAATAATTCGTGTGTTGTTTATATATCATTCAACCTCATTATCAATTGTGACAACATATGTACGACAATTAACTTTATCACTACGCAACCGCACGAAATCAAAATCACAATCACCATACATAATTTCAAGAACCGTAGTAAGAGCCGACTCAAACGAAACCACACTATCATCAATATCACCACAATCAGCGACAGTAGTCTTAAACATACCGTCAATATCAACAGCATAAAAATTATCCGGCTCAATCTCAGTAACATAGGCATTAACTTTAAACATTTTATTTTTCCTTTCATCGAAACCGATACCCCAATAATACCACACCACAAAAACACGACACGCCACAAACGAATCATCTTCTCACGCTCAC